TTCGCCTACACGCAATACAACTTTAAAACAACAACAACAAGACCCTCAAATAAATTTAAAGGAGTAAATTATGCGGCACTTAATAAAGAAAATGGGTGTAGGGAAGCTTTTATACCTAATAATGATAAATTTATTGAGTTGGATATTGGCGCTTATCATCCTACTCTTCTTGGGCTGTTGGTGGGTTATAAATTTAATGATAGTGATATACACAAGTCTTTCGCTAAAATGTATGGAGTTGATTACAAAAAAGCTAAAGAATTAACATTTAAACAACTATACGGAGGAGTTTTTGATCAATTTAAAGAGCTGGAATTTTTTAAAAAAGTACAAGTATATGTGGATGAGATGTGGGAAAAATTTAATAGAGAGGGTTACATAGAATGTCCTATTTCAAAATTTAAATATAAAAAGGATGAATTGGAAAATATGAAACCCCAAAAGTTATTGAATTATCTACTACAAAACTTGGAGACGGCTATGAATATTCGTATATTGTGGGAGATATTTAAGTCATTGAGAGGACGCAATACTAAATTAGTTTTATATACTTATGATAGTTTTTTGTTTGATTTTGATGAAAGTGAAAAAGATTTACTCGATGATATTAAAAAGATAATAAGTAATAATAAATTACAAATAAAAGAAAGTTATGGAGACACCTACCATTTTAAATAATTCAACCAATATGTATACCGTAGACGATTTTAGCGAATTTTCTACACTAAACATAAAAGATTTGAATAATAAATTATTCTGTACATTTACGACGTTAGAAGAGTTAGACTCTTTAATAGAAACACTGACTTCTACTTATTCTATCATGTATAACAAAATATTTGTTTTGCATGTTAAGAGTAATGATGAATACGTGTGTACCTATAATATTGATCAAGCAAATCTTAATACCCTTCCTCCAAATACAATTCTTGTACATAGGAAAAAAGAATCCAATACATTATATACTATTAATGCTTTAAATGAATTAATTAAAAGGTTAAATGGTGGAGTTGTTGATACTAAATTCCCAATAACTTGGGAGCATTATAAAAACACAATTCTACTAACTCAGAGTAATCAATTAAAAGAATTAAAAACAAAAATCTACAAAATTCTTGTAGTATAGGTTGGTGTATCGAACATAGGTTCGTATATTTAACATATTAATAAACGTTATAAATCAAAAAAAGTTATTATGGATTTAAATGCAATCAAAAACCGCTTGGAACAAATGAACAAGCAATCCGCAACTAACAGCGGAGGTGGAAAATCATTATTTTGGAAGCCATCTGTTGGTAAAGAAGTTGTTAGGGTTGTTCCTAACAAATATAATAAACAATTCCCATTTACAGAAATGTTATTTTACTATGGCATAGGTCAGAGAGTAATGGCATCTCCACAAAACTGGGGAGAGAAAGACCCAATTCAAGAATTCACTAAACAATTACGTCAAAGTGGAGATAAAGATAATTGGAGATTAGCTAAAAAATTAGATGCTAAAACTCGTATTTTTGCTCCTGTTGTAGTAAGAGGAATGGAAGATGAAGGAGTTAAACTATGGCAATTTGGTAAAGAAGTTTATCAAGATTTCTTAAATATGGCTGCTGATGAAGAAATTGGTGATTACACTGATATCGTAGCAGGTAGAGATATTAAATTAACAACTGTAGGACCTGAAGTTACAGGAACACCTTATAATAAAACATCAGTTGGACCTTCTTTAAAAACATCATCATTATCTGATGATAAAGGAGTAGTAACAGGTCTTCTAGAAAATCAACCAAACCCACTTGAGGTGTTTAAGAGATTTACTTTTGAAGAAGTTAAATCAGCATTACAAGACTTTCTTTCTGAAGGTGAAGCAGAAGTAGCAGCTCCAGCAGTTGCAGCTCCTACCCCTTCAAAAAATTATTCATTAGATACTAATAAATCAAAATCAAAAGCTGAAAAGTTTGATGATATGTTTAATGAAAAGTCTGATGATGGTGATGATTTACCATTTTAATTATTAATACATGGCGAGAAAAAAGAAATCACTAGGGGAGGCTGTCTCCAAAGAAATACAATCAAATTTCAATTTAGATGCTTTTAAAACTAAAAAAGGATTAAAATCCAATATTAAGTTTAAGGATCAAGAGTGGATTCCATTATCACAAGCTTTTCAAGATGTAACGTCTATTCCGGGTATTCCTATGGGGCATATAGTGCTCCTTAGGGGTCACTCTGATACAGGTAAAACAACGGCAATGATTGAAGCAGCAGTTTCAGCTCAAAAACGTAATATATTACCTGTGTTTATTATAACAGAGATGAAATGGTCTTGGGATCATGCTAAAATGATGGGAATGGATGTTAAGGAAGTTGTAAACGAAGATACTGGAGAAATTGAAAATTATGAAGGTAATTTTATTTATGTAGATAGAGAAAATATCAATTCAATTGAAGATGTTGCTGGGTTTATTTTAGATTTAATGGATGAACAAAAGAAAGGTAATTTACCTTATGATTTATTATTCTTATGGGATAGTATTGGATCAGTACCTTGTGAAATGTCTCTTAAATCAAATAAAAACAATAATGAATGGAATGCAGGAGCAATGTCAACTCAATTCGGGAATAATGTTAATCAAAGAGTTACATTATCAAGAAAAGAGTCATCACCTTATACTAATACATTAGTTTGTATTAACAAAGTTTGGACATTAAAAGCAGAATCACCAATGGGTCAACCTAAATTAATGAATAAAGGTGGTTATGCTATGTGGTTTGATTCTACATTTGTTGTAACATTTGGTAATGTTATGTCAGCTGGTACTTCTAAAATTAAAGCTATTAAAGATGGCAAACAAGTTGAATTTGCTAAAAGAGTAAATATTCAAATTGATAAAAATCATATTAATGGTGTTACTACTAGAGGTAAAATTGTTATGACTCCTCATGGATTTATAAATGATAATGATAGGGAATTAAAGGAGTATAAAGATGCTAGAAAAGAAGATTGGAAAAAAATCTTAGGTGGTGGTGATTTTAGAGTAGTTGAAGAAGATCAAGCATATAATGATATAACATCTTTTGGAGAAGAGCCGCAATAGACTTTGATACCCGGAATATCTTTCGTATATTCACGTATAAAACAGATTAAATGAAACAGAAAGAATTATTTAAACTCCTGGATGGAATCCAAGAGCAAGGGGAAGGTACTGTAGTAAATAGTGAAAGAATACTATTAATAGATGGTTTAAATCTATTTTTTAGAAATTTTGCAATGATGAATATGGTTAACCCTGATGGAGTACATATAGGGGGTTTAGGTGGTTTTTTTCGTTCATTAGGAGCTTTAATTCGACAAATAGATCCAACTCAAGTATATGTAGTTTTTGATGGAGCTGGATCAGCAAATAATAGAAAAAACATAATTCCAGAATATAAATCAGGCAGAGATTTACAACGCATAACAAATTGGGATGCTTTTGATGATTTAGAAGATGAGCATGATGCTAAAGTAGATCAAATGGTTAGAATAATCCAATATCTAAAAACTTTACCTGTTAAAACTGTAAGTATTGATAAAGTAGAGGCTGATGATATTATTGCTTATTTTAGCAAGATAATGCCTAAAGACCCATTAGACAAAATATTTATAGTATCATCAGATAAGGATTTTATACAATTAGTAAATGATAATGTTATTGTATATCGTCCTATGGAAAAAGAATATTATACAAAAGATACAGTTATTGAAAAATATAAAATGTCACCTAAAAACTTTATATTACATAAAACTTTATTAGGTGATAATTCCGATAAAATTAGAGGTGTTAAAGGATTAGGAGAAAAAGGGTTATATAAAAAATTCCCAGAATTAATGGGGGATGATATGACATTAGAAGACATATATAAAATATGTGAATCTAAATTTCAAGATCATGTAGTATATTCTAGAGTAATTCAAAATTATGATGAATTAGAAAGAAATTATAAAGTTATGGATTTAGATAATCCAATGATAGATGAAAATGATAAAAAGTACTTAGATGAGGTTGTT